GAAGAGGTATTAGGTAAGACACTTGAGAATCCGCTTGGATATGTTATTGTAGGTGCAAAGGGAGACTTAACTAAAAAACATAATCGTCTTTTAGGTAAGCATCCTAACTTAGAATCTAGATTACTTCTTGAATTTGAAAAGGCTAATAAAGAGTATACTAAAGCTCAAGAAGCAAAAAAAGAATCAAAAGATTTAGATGAAGCTACTCCTTTTATTACTGCTGTTGATAATGGTGATTATGCCGGAAGGCCAAAGGATCTATGGAAAGATTATTGGAAACTTAGACACAACCCAGTAGTTAATGAAAAATTAGGAAATAGGCTACATTTTTCAGATGAGACAATAAATAAAGGTCTACATAAGAGTCAGTTATTCAGAGACATGCATTCTGGAACTACAAGGACTATTGTAGAATCGTGGATGGCTGGACCAGAAAGAGATCAAGATATCACATGGGCTCATGATAACTTTGTAGATCTTGCACAACATCTAAATAAACCTGTAAATGAACTTGATGACCACTTACGTAAACAAGGGGAAAGTTACCTAACAACTATTATTAAAGATAATCCACTTAACAGTAGTAGAAATTTTACTACTAATGATATGGAATCTGAAATAGCAGGGTGGCAGCTTACTTGGTATATAGAAAATAGAAATAGGTATGAAAATACTGCGTTAGCTTGGCAAGCATCTGAGAAAGAACTAAGATCTATGCTTGGTATTGGTGAAGATGGTACGTTAGAAAAACCTGATCCAGATACTGGCATACGTGGTAAGGGTCAGTTTATGCATAGAGTAGGTAAAACAGGAAATAATGATGTAGTCTTTTTATCAAAAGCAGGCACTGTTTTTAATAATACTTCTTCTGCCGAGATAAGTGCTATGGTAGAAGATGATAATTATTTTTCTTCAAATACACAAAAAGTAGAATATTTAGTGAATGCAGTATTAAATGATCCAGAGTATGTAACTGATGAAACATTACTTGACGTGTTTTCTACACCCGGACATCCTACAAACAACCCATTATTAATGGAGATCTTTCCTCATTTAGAAAGTATTGGCCTAAGCAAAAAAGATTTTCTAGACAGAGTAGGTCAGGCAAGAAAAGGTAAAGAAGGTAAGGAATTATTTGTAAAATTAACTGGTAAAGATTGGTGTGAAACTGCAGTACCAGAAACTAAAAATATTAAGAATCCTAGTGATGCACTTATGAAAGCTTGCTTTACTAGATATACAGAACAGTTAGGTTTACAGCCTTGGGAAGCAGCTATGTTAGGTAGTAGTAATATAAAGGTTAGAGAATACATCATAAGACGTATGGAGATGAATCAATGACTTCAAGTTACAGCGAAGAAGAATATCTAAAGGAGAAAGAGTTATACACACCTACTCCTCCTATTGAACAAGCTCCAGTAAAAGAAGCTAAACCTGTATTCCCTGCCCCATTCGGTGCTAAGTATGGTAACAGCTCAGTAGATTTGTCTGTTGAAGCTAACCACGAAGCTATGAATAAAGAATATAAAGCTTACTGGGATGAAAAAGATAAAGATAAAAGAAATCAATTAGGTGAAGAGTTTCACCAAAAGTACTACGGCATGTCCTTAGAAGAAGCTAGAGAAGCTAAACGTCAGAATATGGGCAGCATGTATGGATCATCTAATCCCCTTGAAGTTTTAAACAATACATTTCAAGGCATGGCTGCACCCGGAATGGGACTTGCAGATTTCTTTTTAGATGCAGCTGGTACATTAATTCCCGGAATGGGTAGGGTAGATGATGCTTGGGATGAAGCTACAAAGTTTGATAACCAATATTATCAGGGTATACGTCGTATCTCCTCGATTGTATTACCTTCAATGTTGTTTAGTAATGTAGCTGCTTCAAAGATAAATCAAGTAATGCCACATGCTAGTAGGTTTACTTTACCTTGGTGGAAAAAACTAACTGCTAGCATGGCAGTACATGGTATAGGAGATGCGGGCATATTAGGTCTAAGTGATGTTGGAGAGGATGACTCACTTACTACAACTATAAGTGAAATGTTCCCCGAAACCTTTGGACCTAAAGGTAGAATACCATTACCTGACTTATTTAGAACAACAGATAGTGACAGCCCCGGTGTACGAAAAGTTAAGAATATGCTGGAATCTGCACCCTTTAGTATTTTTGGAAGTATTGCTGGTATCTACTTAGATAACAACACCATGGGTGGTGCTAAGAGAGCTATGCAATGGTTTAATCCTCTTGATGATAATGCTGTTCAATATAAAAGATTACAAGAACAGGTAGGAGCCGAAGCTGCAGATTTAATACGTTTACAAGAAATAGATCAATTACTATCTATGGGTGGTGATAATCTTAGTAAGCAAATGCAAGACATTCTTATCAATGAAAAGCTACGAATTGAAGATGCTTTAGGTGGTGTTAAAAGTGTAGATGATACCATGAAACAGTTAGGTATTATTGAAGATGTTGAAACATCATCAGCTATTGATAGAAAATTAGAAAGTTTTGAACAGTTAGAATTAGACTTAAATGCATCTGGATTAGATCCTGATATAAATAAAGACTTATTATCTGATGCAGCTACTGCAAAGCAAACTACTCCTCCGGGAAATGTAGCTCGTAATATGGCTGATACTACAGCTATCAAAAATGGTACTTCATCTGGAGACCCCGCACCAATCATTACAGACTCCATGAGAAAGAAAGGTCTTATGGTAGGACCAACTTCTCGTGATGCTGTTGTAGGTGTCGGAGAAGCTGCCAGAATGGCTGGTAGATTTGATGCTGTTGTAGATGGTGTGAGAGTTAGTTCAAAAGAAATGAACGCAGCTGCATGGGGTATCTATCAAGATATCATTAACCCAGAATCTACACTAGACGATGTTAAAAAACTATTCCTTGAGAATAGAGATGTGAAGAACTTACTTATGGGTAAGTTTCAGATTGAAGTTATTAACGAAGATCAAGCAAGAGCAGCAGCGTTTGCGATGCGTGACCTTGTTGATAAATTCTTAGGTAGAGAAGTTACAGAATCCTCTGCTAGAGTTATGGATACTTTAGGTAGAGAAGCTGCAACTATCTCACAAGCTGTTACTGATATGGCTCCGTTTATAGATGATAACCGTGCAATGGATATCGTACTTGATAAATTACTATTCTTAATGGATGAGTATGCACTTAACAAGTATTTATCCGGTTGGTCATTACGTAACAAAAACTGGTTTGATCAGATACCACCTAAAACTGCAGATGAAGGTATTGAAACATTACTGTCAGAATTTCAGATTGCTGAAAATAGTATACATGCTAAAAACTTAAAGTTTACTAAGGAACTTAAGCGTTTAGCAAAAGAAAATCCAGCAGCTATAAGACCATTGGTTGATGCTTTTGGACATACAAATGGTGATGTAGATAGTTTAGCTAAATTGTTTAAATGGGCAGAACAGCAAGTAACTCCTACTGGATTACTTAAAAGTCCTGATCCTAAAAACATGAACCTATTTGCTAAGGCTGCATGGGGTGTACGATACAATAATATGTTATCTGGTATATCTGCATTCAGAGCTGCATTAGGTAATACTGCACAGCTTGTACTTAGACCGATGACTGCATTGCTAGGTCACGGTATTACTGGTAATATTGATGGTGTAAAACGTACTATATACTATAATACTGCTTTATTTGAAACAAACAGAAGGGCTCTTATTGATGGCTTCCAGATGATGAAGAAGACTCATAAAGATCCGACTGCTATGATGAGAAACTTCCGTAAGGATTTTGTCTTTAAGACAGATACTACATGGGATATTCTGGATAACGTAGCTAAACTCTGGGAAGCTCAAGGTAATTGGGGTAAAGCTTATCAGTATAAAGCAGCTTCAACATTAAAGCAAATGGCTGGTATGAAAGGTTTACGTTATGGTATGACCGCTATGGTATTTCCTGACGTATTTACGAATACACACATCGCACATTACATGTCTCGTGTTAAAGCTTACGAAGAGGTATTTGCTGAATTTGGTAGTACTTATGGTAAGACAGCTCAGAAAGCCTTAGCAGAAGCAGAAGCACGGCACTATAAGTCATTCTTTAATTCAGATGGTTTAATTAAAGATGATGTCGTCAATGCAATTAAAGGTGAGATACAGCTTAACTTAGATGATGGTTTATCTACATGGTTAAATGATGCTACAACAGCTTATCCAGTATTGAAAGAAGTTATGGCGTTTCCACGTACAGCTTCTAACTCTATGAAAGCTGCATCATCATGGACACCTATAACTTTAATTCCCGGACTTAATAAATATAGTAAAACTATTTATGCTAGAAGTCAAGAAGATATCGCTGCAGCTTTATTAGAACATGGTATTAATGTAGCTAAGGAACCACATGCCAAAGTGATCTTTGAAAACTTAAAAGCTGAATATATTGGTAGATTAGCCTTTGCTGGCTTACTAACATCAACACTATTTCAGTATGCTATGGGTGGTAATATCCGTGGTAATGGACATTACAATGCATCTCGTAGAAACAAAGAAAGAGATGAAATGGCTTATGAACCAAAAACTATCAATATAGGTGGTAGATGGGTTAGCTTTAAAGGTATTGTAGGTATAGATCAGATACTTACTCTTATTGGTGACATGGCATATTACGCTGGTGATGCTGACGAACATATACTCGAAAACTTTATGGCAAAACTTACATGGACTATAGGTGCTACATTCTTAAATGAGTCTCCTTTAGCTGGTGTAGAACCATTGTTTGATGCTTTAAACGGTAACGTACGTGCATTTAAAAGACTCGTAGCTCAAAGTGCTAGATCATGGATACCTCAAAGTGGAAGTTTAGGAGTTGTAGCTAGTGCTATTGATTCTGCTCAGAAAGATATAGGAGACGACTGGACTGACTATATTAAGAATAGCTTACCCGGATTTAAAAATACTCTTCCTAATCAAATAGATATATGGACAGGTGATCCTTTAAATGATATTAACAACCCTTGGTTAAGAGTACTTAACGCTGTTAGTCCTGTGAAGGTAAGCGAAGGAGAAGAGCCTTGGAGACGCTACTTACGTGATATAGGCTATAATGGCCTCAGCATGCTAAGTATGGACTCTACAGGGTCATATGAGTGGGAACCAGCAGAAAGAGAAGCTATCAACCAACTCATAGGTGAACAAAAGTTATATAAAGAGATCGAGCGTATTATGAAAGTTAAACGCTATAATGATGAAATAAAATCATTAAAAGATCATAGAAAGAATAATGCGGAATTAAATAAAGATAGAATTAAATTAAAAACAAATCTCTTACCTGTACATCAGGAAATTAATATGTTACTTCGCAATGCTTTAAAACTTGCAGAATCTCAATATTTAGCAGAACATCCTAATGTACAACAATCTATTATAAATGCTATTAAAGCAAAAGCAGCAATGAAAACTGGTGATGTTCAAAGTGCTGCTGAAATACAAAAAAGAGATTTACAAACAAAACAACTTATAGAATACGGTAACTAAAGCATATGGCTGTTACACAGAACTCTTATACGGGTAATGGCTCCACCACCACTTACTCATTTACATTTCCATATCTTAAGGCATCAGACATCAAAGCGTCTATAGATGCAGTCGATACTACGGCATTTACATTGCCTAACGCAACGACACTACAATTTAATACTGCTCCCGCAAACGGAGCCAAAATCAAAATATTCAGAGAGACAGGTATTGACAGCCTATCAGCTACATTCTATGCTGGTTCAGCTATAAAATCAGAAGATCTTAACGACAACTTCAC